ACCAGATGGATCAGCGCAGCGAAGTCTTCCCGCTGATGCGCGGGCAGCGCATGAACTTCATCCCGTTCGAAATTCTGGGCGCGAATTCGTGCGATGATGTCGTGCAGAAGCCACCGCTGATCGACTTGGTGGACACTAATCTGGCCCACTATCGGAACAGCGCCGACTATGAACATGGCCTTCACTTCACCGGCCTGCCGACGCCTTATGTGGCGGGCGTCCAGCTTGCCGAAGGTCAGACGCTGTCGCTGGGGTCAATGACTGCTTGGGTGTTCCCCGATCCGCAGGCGAACGTCGGCTTCTTGGAATTCACCGGGGCTGGCCTTGGCGCGTTGGAAACGGCCCTGAAGGCGAAAGAACAGCGCATGGCCGTGCTGGGCGCACGAATGTTGGCCGACGACAAGCGCACGGCAGAAGCCTTTGGCACGACCGAACTGAAGACTGCCGGTGAACGATCTGTTCTGGCTTCGATCAGTCGGTCGGCATCTGACGCCATGACGCGGGCGCTGAACTGGATGGCCCGCTGGGTCGGTGCGCCTGAAGACGCAGAATTCACGCTGAACACCGACTTCGGTGCCAGCAGGATGCAGCCGCAGATGCTGACGGCGCTGATGGGAGCCTATCAGGGCGATGCGATCCCGCTGTCGGTGCTGTTCGACAACCTTCAGCGCGGCGAAATCATCAGCCCGACGATGGAATTCGAAGAATATCAGGCGCAGCTTGAAGATCAGGGGCCAAGCATTGCTGAACCCGCTGGTCAACGCGATCAGGGCGACCCGGCTGGTCAGGTGAACGAAACGATGCTGGCAGCACTGCGCAACCGCTTGGGGCTATAAGTGAACGCTTCAGACCAACTGAACGACCTGATGACGATCCGCCAGCTTCTGCTGGGCCGGGTGATCGCAGGCGAGAACATCAAGCTGAACAACCACCTGAACGATGTGGCGGCAAGGCTTGAAGCGCAGCTTCGGTCGGGCAAGGAATTCACCAGCTATCAGGGCCGCAGGCTTCAGCAGGCTATCGGCGATCTGGCTGGTCTGGTGCAGCTTCAGCGGCCCGATCTGGCTGATCTGGCCAGCATGGAAGCCAAGTTCGCGCAAGGCGCGGTCGGTAAGGTCGGCATCGACATCGCGCTGCCGCCGAAGAAGGTGCTGCAATCGGTCGCCGACACGGCGCTGGTGCAGGGCGCGACCTTCGGCCAGTGGTTCACGAAGCTAGAAGGATCAATGCGCTTCGACATAGACCGGGCCGTCAAGGTGGGCGTGTCGCTGGGTGAAACGAACGCGCAGATCGCCAAGCGCATTCTTGGTGCCGGTGGCGACAAGGGCGGCGAAGTCATGCCACGCGGTCGCCGGGATGCGATGGCGATCACGCGCACCGCAGTGCAGACCATCGCCAATGAAGCCCGGCTGGCGACCTATCTGGAAAACACCGACATCATCAAGGCTGTGCAGTGGATCAGCACGCTGGACAGCCGCACGACCCTGATCTGCATGGCCCGCAGCGGCAAGACATGGACGATCCCTGAATTTCAACCCATCGGCCACGAAATCCCATGGAACGGCGGGCCACCTGCGCACTGGGCGTGCCGTTCGACCACGATCCCGGTCACGAAGTCATTCGAAGAACTGGGCGGCGACGGCCCTGACCTGTCGCCGACCACGCGCAGCAGCATGGATGGGCAGGTCGCTGCTGATCTGTCGTTCGACGCCTTCCTGAAGGGCAAGCCACCAGCCTTCGCTGACGAAATGCTGGGCGTCGGTCGTGCTGATCTATGGCGGGCGGGTAAGATCACGCTGTCTGACCTGCTGGACGCACGCGGCGTGCCGCTGACGTTGGCGGAACTGAACGCGCAATATGGCGCTGCGACCAAGGTGGCGAAGGTGACGACTAAGGTCGCGATGGCTGCCGCTGCCGAAGTGCTGTTCGATATGGCGACAGCGGCGGGTCAGTGGCATCAGGCGTCATTCGGAAACGCGGCGAACACCGTGGCGAAGCAGGTCGCGGCCAGCATTCAAGACATTCAGGTCACGCGCACCGCCACGGGTGCCTATGCCAGCGCAGATCGCCTGATCAACATGGACAAGTCCCATGACATCGCATCACCGCTGCGTCAGACGACATGGCGGCACGAATTCGGCCACATCTTCGACTATCGCGTCGGCAAAGGCCGGAACGGTTACTATCGGTCGGCATCGCCTGAATTCAAGCTGGCCCGCGAAGCGGATCGCGACAGCCTACTGCTGGCGACAGGTCGTGGCCGGGCCAGCAAGGCCACCACGGCAAGGGCGGAACAATTGCGGACTTCCTATGAAGAAGCCACGCAGTTCGCCATCGACGCGGGCCGTGACGACTTCAGGAAAGCTGCCAAGGCTGCCGGGCTGGACTTCGACGCCTTCGAAGGTGTCCTTCGCGACAGCACGAACCTGCTTGAAAACGGCGGATATGACAGCCTGAACAATCGCGTGCGTATCAGCAAGATGATCAACGCCTTCAAGCAGGGCGACCCTGAAGAATTCATCAACGCGGCAGCCAAGTTCGGCACCGATTATCAGACCGCGAACGCGGTGCTGAACAAGGACGGCATCTTCGGCTATTTCGCCGACATGATCGGGTCGGCCACGAACAACAAGGTGGCGGGATATGAAAGCGGCTTCTTTGGCCATCCCAAGGCTTATTACAAGTCGCACGGCAACGAAGTCGAAAGCTACGCGAACTTGATGACCGCCTTTTCGCACAAGAACCCCTATTGGATGACGATCTTCGAACGCTTCGCGCCGCAGATGTCAGCCGAATTTAAGAAGGATATTGAAGAATGGATGAAAACGCAGCCTTCCAAGTGATCGCAGCCTATGAAGCTGCGTTCGGCCCGGTGTTGATGCCAATCGGCTGGGATTATCTGGACATCGCGCCGGTCGCTGAACGCTTTCTGCGTGAAGGCCGGGCGATCCCTGAAGACTATGAATGGCAGGCTTTACCAGATGGCGCGTTGATCTAGCATCAAGGGCCAAGTCGTGTTATTGTCGCATCAACCGTGATCATGGCAGTGCCATAATGACGAACCGGCCAGTGGCCACCAACAGTCCAGAGGACAACCAAACATGAGCGAAGGCACTGAAGACATCGAAGACCTGAAAACTGCTGTTGAGGCGTTGAGCGCCAAGAACCGCGAACTTCTGGGTGAACTGAAGGCAGCCAAGGCCAAAGCCAAGGGTGTCGAAATTGACCCGGTGGAACACGAACAGCTTAGGACGCAGGTCGAAGAACTGACTGGCAAGCTGACCAAGGCCGAAAAGGCTGCGGCGAAGCAGTTCGAAGATTTGACGAAGGTCGTGTCCACCAAGGACGCAGCCTTGCAGTCTTACCTGATCGACAACGGCCTGTCTGATGCGATGTTGAAGGCAGGTGTTCGGCCCGAAATGATGCCAGCGGTCAAGGCGATGCTGAAAGGTAAGGCCACGATCAAGGACGAAGGCGGGAACATTGCAGCGTTCATGGGTGATCAACCGCTGACTGATGCGGTTTCTGCGTGGGCAGCCAGCGACGAAGGCAAGCACTTCGTTTCGGCACCTGCGAACACTGGCGGCGGGGCTGCGGGTGGAAACGGAAACGGCACTGGTGGCAATACCAACAAGGGGAACCTTGGCGGGTCAAGGGCCGAACGTGGCGCTGCGATCAAGTCGATGTTCCCTGAACTGCCAACCGCCTAGATAGGCACAAACACAAGGGAACAATACCATGGCACTTTCGCAGATGCAGGTCTTCAACCAATACATCATGCCCGCGACCATTGAGACGCTGGCGCAGATGGTCGAAAAGTTCAACGGGGCTTCGGCTGGCGCGATCCGCCTGACGACCGCTGGCTTTGACGGCGACTTCCTTCAGGAAAGTTTCTTCGCTTCCATCCACAGCGCACAGCGCCGTGTTGATCGTTATGCGTCCATTGCTTCGGCATCGGCGACCGATCTTTCGCAGTTGAAGAAGTCTGGCGTGAAGGTCGGCGGCGGCTTTGGCCCGATCAAGTTCGAGCCTTCGCAGCTTACTTGGCTTCAGAAGCCCACCACCGAAGGCATTGAAGTTGCATCGCGCAACTTCGCTGAAGCCTTGATGAAGGATCAGTTAAACACTGCCATCGCTGCGCTTTGTGCTGCCATCGCTAACCAGTCCACCGCAAAGAACGATGTGTCGGCCACCGTGGCTGTCACCTATTCGGCCATGAACAAGGCGAATTCACTGTTCGGCGATTATTCGTCGGCCATCGTCGCCAACGTCATGTCTGGTTCAGTGTATCACCGCTTGATCAGCCAGAACCTTGCCAACACGCCAAGCCTGTTTGTTGCTGGCAATGTGAACGTGGTCGATATTCTGGGTCGCCCGGTCATCGTCACTGACGCGCCTGCGCTTTATGTGACTGGCACGCCGAACAAGGATCGCGTTCTGGGTCTGGCTGATGGTGCGGCTGTTGTCTATGATGGCGGCGATGTCATCAGCAACGTGCAGACCACGAACGGCAACACGCGCATCGAAACCACGATGCAGGTGGACTATTCGTTCGGTGTGGCGCTGAAGGGCTACACTTGGGACGAAACCAATGGCGGCAAGTCGCCGACCGATGCCGAACTGGCCACCGGCACGAACTGGGA